TTGGCGCACGAAAGTGGTGGACGCCCGCACGGTCGAGGGCACCGACAAGCAGGTCTACGAGCGGATCATCGCGGAATATGGGCCAGACTCGGCGCAGGCGCACGTTGAGGTGTACGGTCAGTTCCCCAACGCGGGCGATGACCAGTTCATTGGGGCTGACATCGTGGACGACGCTATGAGGCGTACGAAATACCAAGATCAGTCAGCGCCGATCGTGATTGGTGTAGACCCCGCACGGTTTGGAGCGGATGCGACCGTCATCGCGGTGCGGCAGGGGCGGGACATTGTGAAGATCATGCGCCACAGAGGCGACGACACCATGACGGTGGTCGGGCATGTGATCGAAGCGATTGAGGAATTTAAGCCAACGCTCACAGTGATCGACGAAGGTGGCTTGGGTGCTGGGATCGTGGATCGGCTGAAAGAGCAGCGGTACAAGATCAAGGGCGTGAACTTCGGAAATAAGGCGAAGAACCCGATCATGTACGGCAACATGCGGGCGCAAATGTGGGGCGACATGAGGGAGTGGCTGAAGACGGCGGCGATTCCAAACGACAGGTTCTTGAAAACGGACTTGATTTCGCCTATGATGAAGCCTGACTCGAAAGGGACGATCTTCTTGGAAAGCAAAAAAGACATGAAGTCGCGTGGGTTGGCGTCGCCTGACGCCGCCGACGCAATTGCTGTTACATTTGCGTTTCCTGTAGCACATCGACAATATGTTGAACCAACCCGCCGCGTGAACGCGCAAGGCAGTGGAGTCAACGCATCATGGATGGGGAGTTAAATGAAGAAGACGGTATCTCTGTCAGTAGGTCGTGGCGAGAAGCTACCCACATCCAAGGGCGCTGGTTTGACGGCCAAAGGCCGCGAGAAGTACAATGCCGCAACGGGTTCTAACCTTAAAGCGCCAGCACCAAACCCTAAGACCAAAGCAGACCAAGGCCGCAAGGATTCATTTTGTGCAAGAATGGGCGCTGTAGCGGCCAACGCCAAAGATGGCGAACGTGCCAAAGCAGCCCTTAAAAGATGGAAGTGTTGATATGGCTACCAAACCTGGACTCTATGCAAATATCCACGCAAAGCAAGCCCGTATCAAAGCGGGCTCTGGTGAAAAGATGAACAAGCCTGGCAGCAAGAATGCGCCAACGACCAAAGATTTCAAAGAGTCAGCTAAAACTGCGAAGAAAAAATGACAGATTACACAGGCATCGCCGCAGCCGGTGCTGTGGCCAACGGCGGCAAAAAGAAGACTGAATCTGGTATTCTGGCGACCGCCCGCGACCGGCTCAACATGGCAATTGGCGCGTTGTCTGAATCCCGTGAAGATGAGATTGACGATTTAAAGTTCTACGCTGGATCACCCGACAATCGCTGGCAGTGGCCTGCGGACGTGTTGGCCACCCGTGGTTCTGTGCAAGGCCAAACGATCAACGCTAGGCCGTGTCTGACGATCAACAAATTGCCGCAGCACGTAAGGCAGGTGACCAATGACCAAAGACAGAACCGCCCAAGTGGCAAGGTTATTCCAGCCGACGACCACGCAGACATCGAAGTCGCCGAAATCTTCAACGGCATGGTCAGACACATCGAATACATCAGCGATGCTGACGTCGCGTACGATACAGCGTGTGAAAACCAAGTCTCCTACGGCGAAGGTTACATCCGCATCCTGACCGAATACTGCGACGAAAACACATTTGACCAAGACATCAAGATTGGCCGTGTACGCAACAGCTTCTCGGTCTACATGGATCCAACGATCCAAGACCCAACTGGTGCGGATGCCAAGTGGTGTTTTGTCACTGAAGACATCACCAAAGAAGAATACGCGCGGATGTACCCAGACTCCGCGCCCATCACCACCTTGCAAACGCTGGGTGTGGGTGACCAAAATTTGAGCCAATGGCTCACTGAAGACACTGTTCGCATTGCTGATTACTACTACGTAGACTACGACCGAGCAACGCTTAACCTGTACCCTGGAAACGTGACCGCATTTGAAGGCACCCTAGAGGACAAACAACTGAAAGAAATCTATGGAAAACCTAAAAAATCTCGTGAATCTGATCGTGTCAAAATTAAATACTGCAAGATTAACGGTTATGAAATTCTTGAAGAACGCGATTGGGCGGGGAAATACATCCCCGTAGTCCGCATCGTCGGCAATGAATTTGAAGTCGATGGCCGCTTGTACGTGTCTGGCCTTGTGCGTAACGCCAAGGATGCCCAGCGCATGTACAACTACTGGGTAAGCCAAGAAGCAGAGATGCTGGCCCTTGCACCCAAGGCACCATTTATTGGCTACGGTGGCCAGTTTGAAGGCTATGAAAACCAGTGGAAGACAGCAAACACGACCAACTGGCCGTATTTGGAGGTCAATCCAGACGTGACCGACGGCCAAGGCGCGGTGTTGCCGTTGCCTGCACGGGCGCAACCACCAATGGCTTCCAGCGGTCTGTTGCAAGCCAAAGCTGGTGCATCTGAAGACATCAAAGCGTCTACTGGCCAATACAACGCGTCTTTGGGTATGACATCCAACGAGCGAAGCGGCAAAGCCATTTTGGCTCGCCAGCGCGAGGGCGACGTGGGCACTTACCACTACGGTGACAACTTGGCCCGTGGTGTGCGTCACATTGTGCGTCAGTTGGTGGACTTGATCCCCAAGGTGTACGACACCCAGCGCGTGGCCCGCATCATTGGTGTGGACGGCGAAACCGACATGGTCAAGCTAAACCCTGACCAAGATGAAGCAGTTCGCAAGATCACCGACCCGAACAACCCAGACATCGTGATCGACAAGATTTACAACCCCAACGTCGGCAAGTACGATGTGGTGGTGGCGACCGGCCCAGGCTACGCAACTAAGCGCCAAGAAGCCTTGGAAGCCATGGCTCAACTGTTGCAAGGCAACCCGCAGCTGTGGCAAGTGGCTGGCGACTTGTTTGTGAAGAACATGGACTGGCCAGGTGCCCAAGAGATGGCCAAGCGGTTTGCCAAGACCATCGATCCTAAACTCATGGAAGACGGCGACAAGCCACCAGAGTTGCAGGCAGCGGAACAGCAGATGCAGGCAATGGGTCAAGAGCTTGATCAACTGCATGAAATGCTTAAAAACGTCGGCAAGTCCATCGAAGCGCAAGACATGCAACGTAAAGATTTTGAAGCTGAAGTTAAGATGTACGAAGCCGAAACCAAACGGATCGCTGCGGTGCAGGCAGGCATGACTGAGCAACAGATTCAAGATATTGCGATGGGCGTGGTTGCTGCGGCGATGGAATCGCAAAATATGATGAATGAAATGCCTGAGATGCCTCAGCAAGAGATGATGCCTGAAGAAGAAATGATGCCACCACAAGGAATACCACAATGAAAGCCGCTGATTTTTTAGGTGTGCTGTTTCTAGCACGGGACGTGGCGCACAGCGTTCACTTGAACACCCGCAGTTTCAGCAAACATGAGGCACTTAATATTTTCTACGACCGCATTGTTGGCGCGGCAGATGATTTTGCTGAAGCCTACCAAGGCCGTCATGGTTTGATTGGCCCCATCACTTTGCATTCGGCAACCAAGACTTCCAACATCATTGAGTTTTTAGAAAGCTCGTTGGCTGAAATCGAAGGTGCTCGGTATAAGGTTGCAGACAAGACAGATTCGTCATTGCAACAGCTTATCGATAACATCGTTGAGATTTATCTTCGCACCATCTACAAACTCAAATACTTGGCATAAGGACACATCATGGCAAATTTTGCACAAATCACAGCGACCGCCAACATCAAGCCTATGGGCGGCAAGCTCAAAGGTATTTTTGTCAGCGCGGCTTCGTCCACGCCAACCATCACGGTTTATGACTCTGCTGCTGCGACCACAACTCGGACTGTTCTGAGTGTGTTCACACCTACCGCTGCAACTTCGTATGTGTTTCCTCTTGATGGTATTTACGTCAACGATGGCATTTACGTGGTAATTTCAGGTACAGTGTCAGCAACGATCATTTTCGAATAATCAAAACCCGTACTGGTGCGGATCACCAGGGAGTCTTAGGATTCAAAAATGACTGAAGAAGTCCAACAACCCTTAGCGGAAGTAGACTCCGCGCCCGCAGCAGAAGTGACGGCCACTCCTGAAGCACAAGTAAATGCGCCGGAAGTCGCTGATGAAGCAAAAGAATCGAGGGTTTTTACCCAAGAAGAACTTGATGCAGCAATCGGCAAAAGGCTTGCAAGAGAACAACGTAAGTGGGAAAGAGAGCAGGCTCAACGTCAAGCGGAAGCCCAAACGCTGAGAGCGCCAGCAACGATCCCGCCAGTCGATCAGTTCGACAGCCCTGAAGACTATGCAGACGCATTGGCCTATCAGAAAGCTGAACAACTGCTTGCCCAGCGAGAACAAGCAAGGCAGCAATCTGCAATTCTTGAGTCCTATCACGAAAAGGAAGAAGAAGCT